TGGGCGCAGCAGCAAATAAGCATCCTATTCACTCCAATAATTGACAAGGCGTCGGCCATTGTGGAAATCACCAATCCAGACCAAGCGCACTTTGAGGGCAGTGTGACTTTCAAATACGGAGACAGCGACTCCCGCTTCTTGGTAGACTTCTCTCGGACGCCTTCCCACCGCCTCCTTTTCACCAGCTATGCAACCAAATACGCTGCTGGTTGCAATTTCTTCGAGATCCAAACCTGACACTCATAAACTCCTAATAATCAACGAAAGAAACATGAAGAAAAATAAAACTTACATCGAAAGCCAAAAGCGAAATGAGTATCTGCGCAACACGGACAGCAATCCTAATCCCGCTCAGGGTGACGGATGGACAGTGCTGCAGGAGCTGACACGTGAGCAAGCCTGGCATCTGCTGAGCGGCAAGACATGGGAGTCGATAAATTGAGAGCATGAATACGAAAATCGAAGGCAGCAAAGCAGAAAAGAGCATCCAGGCGGACCTCGGAAACGGTTTTGCAACATACGCACTGGTTGGGGGCACGTGGTATTCGGTCAACATGGACTCCAATTCGGTTATAACGGACGTTCGCTGGCAGGCAAGCACCCATGAGCGTGACCAAATTGTTTCAATTCTGATTCGGAGGAAGCGCCAATGACCCCCGACTTCTCAAAGGCTCGTTTGGTGGTCGATGAATATATTTCAGAACTTACAAATCAAAACAAAATCCCCGGCAGAATTGGAAGGACTTGGATTGAGTTCTGCATGCAGCGCAGTGGTTTAATTAGCGATGTCAGGGCGTTTCGTTTCGGCGAATCGCATGCTTTGTGGTATGCCTGCATCGTTAAGAGCCGCAGCCTTACAAGGGTGGCCAATGCTGAGAACCTCGTCTTTCGACGCCGGTCACAAACCAAGGCGACCATTAAAAAACTCATCGACGGCAGGATGCGCGACACTGTTACCGCCGGATACTTGCGGGAGTTTTTAATAACATGAATCGCCTCTCCAACGAAGACCGCTGCCGGGTGCTGGCTTGTCTCGTAGAAGGCAACAGCATCCGGTCTACCGTCACTAAAAACCCCGCCGCGGTCGCGCTCGGCTCAATCAAAAGCGCGAAGAAGGCTCAGTCAAGTAGGCAAAATGGGAAGCTCGGCGGAAGGCCGAAAACGATCCTTTTGTTAAAATTCAACCAAAAGAAAACCTAATAAATCATGTGCGATTTTCACAGTATTCTAGGCGTTGCCATTGGCGACAACTTCAGCATTTACCACGATCCAAGCAACTCTCACGAGGAGATGCGTAAAAATCTTCCGACAACCGCAAGCGTCGCGCCGATGGCCAGGCCGACAACGACGTTCGAAGCAGAATGGAACGGCGAGGACAAGATCCCATCCGATACCAGATTGATACGAAACATCGGCGAGTGCCCAGATCGACTGGTTAAAAAGATCCGCGATCATTACACCAAGCTTAAGGAAGCTCTCGAAACCGGAAAGCACATCCAGCCAGGCGGCTATTTCGGAGATGTCGCTAAATATGAGGATGTTTGGTCTGCTGCAATGCGCAAAGGCCACGCGCTGGATTTTTCGGAAGTGGTTGAATTTACCGGTTCCGTGGATGTCCGCCAAGGCGCAACGTTCACCGCGCCGAAGCTCACAAAGGCCGGTTCCGTGGATGTCCGCGAGGGCGCAACGTTCACCGCGCCGGAGCTCACCGAAGTAGCCGGTTCCGTGTATGTCTGCGAAGGCGCAACGTTCACCGCACCGGTTCTCGCAAAGGCCGGTTACGTGGATGTCTGCGAAGGCGCAACGCTCACCGCGCCGGTTCTCGCAAAGGCCGGTTCCGTGTATGTCTGCGAAGGCGCAACGTTCACCGCGCCGGAGCTCAAGAGGTAAAAATGATCTATGAATTACTTCAACGGTTCGGCAATCCTACACGCCGTCACTTGCGATAGAACATCCTTGTTGCGCTTGCGGGACTTGCGATGGAGTTACCTTGCATTTGAGTTGGAATATCCGCACGCAACAGCGGCAGACTGGTTTCTAGTGCAGGACCTACAATGCGCTATTGACGACTGGATTGAATGTGGCAGCGAGCAGGCTTGTATGATTTAACCCATCAACTCATCCAGCCCGCCAACAAGCCCATCGCATAGGCCAATTTCACAAGCCTGCTCTCCGTCGAAAATCTGGCCCTGCATAAACTCATCCGCGATTTCACGATTGCGGGTGACGGCTTGCTTGAACTGGCCATAGATGCGGTCAACGTCCTTTTGGATCATAGCCTTTTCGTCATCAGATAACGGCTTCCAGTAGGCGCCCAGGAGTTTATACTTGCCCGCGCTGATGGCCTGCATGTTCTCGCCAGCCTTCTTCATCGCTTTCGAAACGTCGAGGTATGCGCACCATACGCCAATGCTGCCGATTGATGCGCTGCCGGTCGCATAGAACACATCGCATTGAGACGCCAACCACATGCCACCAGAGCAACACTCTGATCCGGTAAAGGCGATGGTCTCTTTCGACATACCCGCAATCTTCGCCGCGGTCTCGGGCAATCCCGTGACGCTTCCGCCTGGCGTGCGGAAGTCGAACACAACCCGCTTCACGTTCGAATCATCTTCGGCGATATCGATCATGTCGTTAATCTCATCCAGCCCACAGCCGCAGCTAGACATCGGAATGTCCGAAGCGTAAGCTATCAGAACGCCGTGAACTGGAATTATTGCGTCTGTTCCGAATTCTCCGTAATCACCGTCTTCATATTCGTCGCCATCATCATCGTCATCCATCACTGAAACGGATTGGCCGGCCATTCGCGATTCAAGCACCCGGCAAAGCGCGGCATGCCTCGCGGGAGTGATAATCAGCGGCTCGTAAAATAACTTGCTGACGAGGTGCGGGTATTGTTTCATGGTGTCTTCACGGGCTGCGCGCTTTCTTGCTCTTCTGGCCCCTCCTGCTCTTTCTCTTGGAACGTATGCGTAAGCTGTCCGGCCATTCCTAATTGCATTAGAGCTTCTTGTATTGAAATCTTATACTTATCCGCAAGCCGCTGCGCAGATGCCAGCTTGCTATCGGCTTCGATTTCGCGCTGTGAATCCACCTCGCGCCACTCCTCGTTGCGATGCTCGCAAATCTTTTTCTTGGTTGACCAGCCGAGCGTATATTCCATCTCGTCGGTCTGCGCGTCGTAGCGACGGTCTGCCGTAGGATCTGGCGGTCCCTGATATGTCCAGCGATACCAATCGGGATCAACGCTTAATCCGCCGCTACGCATTCCGCCCTTAGCCATGCCGTATGTATCGACACGCAGCGTAGACTTCGCTACGAGCCGACGGCGCTTCTTCAGAACGCGGCAAATCTTATCGACGATAATCCGCATCGGAGCGCCGCCAACGTGAGCCGGGTCTAGGCTGAAGAATGAGTCCCATTCAGTCCCGCGGAACGCATCCCTGACAACCATCGCCTGAAACGCTTGAACGTCGCTGTTTGGCCGTGTCCAGTCGAACGCCTCCAGCTTGCAATTCTCTTTCGCCTTGAAGAGCGTATAGGCACCGCCGTCAAGCTGAACGATATCCGCAGACGTCTTGGTGATAGCGTTCGTGTTGGGCACGGCGTTGCCGCTAGCGTCGAGAACTGGCGCGGTTGTGAATCCAGCAGGGGACAGCAGTTGCTTTACCGGATCGATATCGCCAGTCTCATTATGCTCAACAATGGTTCGAGAGTTGAATATCTTCTGAGCTAATTTCTCGAAGTCCTTGGACTCATACGAATCCTGCCAATCAAAAACACTGGACGCCAGCAAACTGATGCCGCGTAGTTGGCCGGGGAACTGCGGAATAAATGAAGGAAAAATATCCCGCGCACTGATATCCCGGTAGGTTGCGGCGACGATGGGATCGTCATAAACGCGATATGCAATCGGCTTGGCCATTCCATCGACGATGACGCCGTCAATCATCGGCGCGGTCCATTCGATTGGCTTAGCGAAAGTGTATGGAAGGTTATCGTCAATCAGCAATCCGTCGATGAACAGCGAGCTGCCTTCGTATTGCACTACGGCAGAACCGCCCGTCTGATACCTGCTTCCAACACGATGAGATGGGATAATCTGAATGCGTGGATTGCCGCTGGCATCTTCCGTAAGTAAAGTGAATAGTTCCCCGTCTACTATCATCGCGACGATCAATAACTCCACGTAAGAGTCGTAATCGTATGGCCATCCGCCTAAGTCGAAAATCTTATGCCAGTCATTCAGCCAGCTTGCGGCATCTTCACCCCATGCTTTTTGCTTCCCAGCGTAACGCGGAGTAAACGGCGAGCAAGCGAGGTTTGCTTGTTCCCAGATCGAAGCCTGAAGAGCCGGAACGCGCCAGAACATCGTTCGAGCGAGGCTAAGCAGCGTTCGCCGTCCAATGACAGAGATAGTGCGATGGAGGTCATAATCTACGAGTGTGACGGCCTTGCGGTCTTGATTCTGTGTAGCCGCACGAATCAGCGTATTATTGAATCCGTATGTGCTGCCGCTGGCGGTCTGCTGGAACGGTTCCGCGCCAGCGCGATAACGCTGTGACGCGGCTTCGAATGCGGAGGGGATTGCGCTCATGGCTTGCGGCGATAACGGCAGATACTGAGCACGCACCATCTTGCATGCTCTATCGGAAGATGCGGAAAGAAGCGTTTAGCCTGGGCGTCAACCCATGCATCAACCGCAACGACTATGGCGCCACCGATTCTTGCATTCATGCTTGGTTGCTGCTGATTCCCTGGTCCGCTGGCCCGAACGCAACGCGGAATTCGCGCGTCGGCATGGTCTGCGATGGCGGATAGAGCGTAGGATTGATAACGGTGAGCGCCTGAAGTATGAGCCGTATCCTCTTCTCGATGCTGCCCATCATGGATTCCCGCTTGCTAACATCACCGCTGGACGCATCCATAACGGATTTGCCAGCAGCTAAATCCTCCTGGGCATTAGCCAAGTCAGCCTCTAACGACTGCTGGCTTCTGCCGATGAAATAATTTATCGCCATCACTGGACGGCGATTGTCAAAGACTCAACTGCACGCAATCCATTCGTCTCGCTCTGCTTCGGCAGCTTCCTGAGGGGTGTAAATATCAATGTCGCTTCCCATGCTCTCGATGGTGCTTCCGGCCATATCCCAACTGACCCGGATGGGTGTCCTCAGTAATCTCCGAATGGCGATCACGTATTTGATTTTCCAGATTAAAACCTTCATAACTTATTAAACGCTTCCGCGAACGGCCTGAGTCTTTCTTTCCAGACTGCGCGTCGGGTATCATCCTTGAAGAAGTCCGACGGCCTATGCGTTAACCAGTCGGCCAGCGCATCGCAGTATTTTGAAACAAAGCGCACTTCTTTGCCGTCTGATTCCGCCGATACTTCGTCACCCTCGGCAATGCGGATAGCTTGCCGCAATTCAGTTGCAGACATGCCATCGGTCTCGGCTTTCGTAAGCCATTTGTCTTGGTCCGAGAATAGCTTAAGCTGTGCGACTTCGGCGTGATATGCATACGCCAGCTTCTTTCTTCGACGCTCGGGCGGAACTGATTTGCTGACGTATGCTCGATTGCGGATGGTGCCGTAATCCAGCCCGTGGATCTCGCAGAATCGCTTTACGGAGTCGGGGAAATGCTGCAATCCGAACGCCGCAACATCGCCCACAAACCATTGCAGCGAGTTTCCAGCGTGCGTAATCTGTCGAAACAGTTCAGACCATTGCTCAAGCGTCAGGGATTCCGGCATGATGACGCTATCGGCTGTAACTGTGATGCCGGGAACGGTGATGGATAAGTCGCTCATGATGGGTTTTTAAGTGCATCCGTGACGATGCCTACCAGTAATTCCTCTAATCGGTCATGCAGGATGGCGAATGCGTTCCGCTCGGAGGAGACGATGCCGGCGCCCAGCTCAATCATGCTGACATTGCGGGTGGCAACGTGGCGCTGTCCGTCATCGCATCTAACAATAACGCCTATCTCGATTTCAGTTATCATTCCTGCCCCTTTGTGAGATCGTGTGACGTGCCCTCATATTTAAAATCAGCTTCGTATCTACTGCACGTTTTTGGTCTTGAGTTTGTCAGCTTGCAATTCGCCGCGGCATCTTCCCGGCGCATTGTTCGGGACGGCGTAATCCGAAACGTCTCGCAGATTTCGCGGCATACCTTCGAAACGTTTGCGCGGGTAGTGGAGAACTGTTTCGCAATATCAGTCATGCTTACGCCGTCGAGGTCCGCAGAGCCATAAGCCAGCATGAAGCAGTGAATCGCGAACTTCGTATTCTTCTGCTCCGTCGACCAGACGAGGACTCTCCGCAAGATGTCTGCCGTTTGCATGATTCCGAGCGGGTCAACTTCCTGCTTGGGCAGTAAGAACGACCAGCAAACCGGGCACTGCGCATCGACTTCGTGACCGCACTTCGGGCACCATGCTTCAGTCGGTTCTGTCGGATTTGTATGCGGCTCCATCCGCGGCTCATGCGTCAGCCGTGCGGGTAGCTCGCGATTCTTGTTGGGGGATTGGAAGATTTCCATTAGGCTAATTCCTTTTTCTCAGTTTCTGTTTTACGTTCTGTTGCCGGGTCAGGCACATGCTCTTCGATAATTGCGAACAGCACTTGCCCATTTGCTAAATCTCTCGCGTGATCGTTTTTTCCTTCCTTCCAGAAGACTTCGGGAACTCCGGTCTTCTTGTTTACTCCCGTAACCTTAATCCGTGCGGACATCTGCGCGGAGTATTCTTGCTCCATCGCAGCGTCTATAATGATTTCTGATTCTTCCCATCGACCAGAGTCGATCAACTCTTGAACCTTTTGATTAAGTTGCGATTTAGAAAACCGAATGAGCGGGCAGTATCGGCGGTTCGTGTTGCCGTTCTCCGCATCTCCATATGATAGCGGAGCGTAGCTTTTAAGAACTGAATACTTCTCGCCATTCCGCTTTTTCTTGATGTGCGGGAACGCATAACCGGCATCTCCTTTCAGCGCAATCCATCCATTGCGAATGCATATTGCATACACCCCATGATCCCCCTTTGGCAAGTAACCGCTATCAACGCCAACGTGATTCGGCGGAACCTTCATGTCTGTTGCGACTTTAATCATTCCTGATTCACCGAAGCAGGAACCGAATCCCAATCGACGACTGCGGCCATCTTTCGCCCAGGCCCGCGCCATCCACCAGTATTTATCTTCCTCCTGGCGGTCGAATATCAGATAGCGTGATACCTCATCCGGCCAATCGCTTTCGGCCTTATAATTAGAGCGAATGAATATCATCCCGCTACGCATTAGCGTTGCCTCATCCTTAAAAATCGCACGGCGCTTCTGGTAGAATTGCAACTTAGGCTTCAGGTCGCCGCGTCGTTCCGCGTTGCACGCATCGAGCCACAATCCTACCAGCTCATCCCATGGATAACTTATGACGGATTCCCAGTGAAATGATTTGCGCTTAATATTGTCCTCGCCCACGCGACGATATCGACCAGTGCGATTCCATTCGGATTTCGTCTGCTTCGTATCCATCATCGGCTGGCGACAGTGCGGGCATTCAAAGCGGACAGTGGGCAAGCATTTCGGCGCATCCCAATCGCCATTGGGCAAGCGGTGATGGTCCCATGTGACACCCCAATAGCTTCCGTCGTTGCGGGTGCCCGAGAATATCGGGTCGAAGTAAGCCTTACAGAGTGGGCAGGCGACTTCCCATTCGTGAATGGACCCTCGGTTATACGCCCGCAACCATTCGTCATGGTCAAGCTCCACGTTCGGCATTGGGCCCGCCTGGCTGATGCGGAGAATCTTGCTGTTTTCCTGTAGCAGGTAGTCGCCTACGCGGGCTTCAGCCTCTGCCATGCGCCCGGCTGGATACATCCAACACTCATCGAGTCGAAGCCAGCGAACGCCTTTCGATTGCAGATTGCTAATCGTCGGCCCGCCGGTGTAAAGCGTATGGCCATTCGTCAGCCGGATCTCTGCCCACTCGTAACGCAGCGGCAGCAGTTCGGCCAACTTGGGATTGCCGCGCATCATGCGCTCTGTCCGGTCGCAGAAATGCATCTTCGCGTCCGGGTCTGTCTGCGAGACGCACATATACGGCCCAGGGCTGCGCTCTTTCGGCAGAACGGATGCAAGGTGAACATCGCCAATGAGTGACCCGCCGCCGCGAACGGGCTTCAATACGTTCACTTCACGCACGCGTCCATCGTCCAACGCTTCAATCGGCTCGATGAAATGACGCGAGCCGTAGCAGTTGAATTTG